TAAGCAGTATTGTATGTTGTTGCGACAGCTACATTGGATTGTATAGTTACCTGAAACCCTGAGATAGCAGTTCCTGTTTGTGTTACAGTATAATCGCTTAAAATTACACCATTTATAGTATTTAACACTAAATGATCAAGTGCACTTTTTATTCTGGCTACAATTTCACCGGATGTAGTATGAGTTGAAACATTTATTTTTTGTTCAACTGTATTTGCAGGATTACTATTAGTTGCAAATTCCGCATCATCAGTTCCACCGGTATTAAATGAAACTTTTATAGTTTTAGTACCATTGAGTATAGTAAATTGAAAACTTTCTCCATCAGCAGGTATTGTCCCTGCGGCACCAGCAACACCAATTCCTAAAACTGTTTTAGCAGCCACAGCTGTGGTGGAAGGTGTACCAGGTGTAAATTCATCTGCTCCAAATGATTGAGCAGCACCAGAACCGGAAAGAATTCCAAATCCTTTTGGTCTCAAAGGACCAAGACACCCAACAGGAAGAGCATGAGAATCTTCTAATTGCTGAGCTGTAACAGCAGAAGCCATTTCAACATAAACATAATTTGATTTATTTGTGTACTCTCCGCGAACATTGAATTTTGTATTTGGAGCATCCCAAGCAAGATATTGATCACCGATTGATTTAGCGATATAATTCTCAGATGATGGATCCAAATTAAGACCAGAGAATTGCTCAACGGTGTTTCCATGCTTATCTTGTATTTCAAGCGTGAACGTAGAATTTGGCTCTATATCGTTTCCTAGATTTAGATCTTTTATTCCTACTTGGTAACCAGCTTGTAACCACTCACCTTCATGAAGAGAAACAAGGCGGAATAGCTTTTCGCCATCTACGCTCTCTTCTTGTTTTCTATTTAAGAACCAACCGGTTTTAGCAGGAAGCATATCTTTTTTGTGGTCTCCGTAATTCAAAGAACCTGAATCAAGAGCTAAGATAATTCCTAATTGCTTACCAGCAGTTGTATTTGTTCCGCCATACTCATGAACAGCTTGTTCAAAGGTTTCTCCAAGAAAATAGTTCTTGTCAGTTAAGCCGAAGTTTTTATTTGCCTCAAGTAGTTGAGGATTGGTGTTAAATTGATTTCTAATGTACTTGGAAGATCCTGGTGTGAAATCAATTTCTTTTTTAGTTTCAACTGTTCCATCTGCTTTTCTTACTTCAACAGTAAATCTACTAGCAGAGGTTCCTGATGACTTAATAAAAGCACCAGCAGAAGAAGTTGTTTCTGTTATACCATCACCTGCTAAAGTACCGGAAAGATTCACAGAACCTCCGTTAACATAAAAGATAGCCCCAAGAGATCCGGTTTGTGCAGACCCAGACTGAATAATAAACAAACCATAAGCTGATTTATTATTTGCAATTGTAGCAGAAGGGTTTGAAGAATCAGCAATGTTCCAACCAGCGTATTGAGCATCAGTTGTTGCATCTTCTGATTTTTCTCCCAATAATCTTAAAAATGTAACTGGAGTTGATTGGGAAGCTAAATGCGCTTGAGCGGCATAAACAGCATAGGTTGGTCCAAGAGTGTTTCCATCTCTCCAAACATCATTGTTCTTGTTTCCTTTTCCAGAAATACCAAGCCCGAAGATTTCATTAAAATCTTGTAAATTTTTAACCTTAATAGGTTTCATAGCTGGGCCTGAAAGAGAGCGTCCAATTATTACTGGACCGGTGTCATCAGATACAACTGATGGAATTTGGGACTCATCAACTTCATTAAGTTGGATTCCGGGTGATATAAAATCAAATCTTGTAGGCATTATTTTCTCCTTAAAATAAACTTTTTCTCTAATAAGTAGTTACAAGAAAAGCCAAAAGCTTAATCTCTATAGTCATTATCTTTCTTTTTCCAAGGTATTTTATCCCCGGCAATCGTTCTTTCATTAGTGATTCTGACTTTTACTTGATTTTCTCTTCTTGCAAGTGTTGGGCGGGACCTATTGTATCCCTCTCCAACTAAATAGCCAAGAACTTTTATTTGCACTTTTGTTTCAAACATTCTTTCTTCTTCGCCGATATTCGTGGTGTTATTATTCATGGCAAAATCTTGTTGAATAAACGCTTCATATCTGTGTCCGTCTTGTCTTAAAACGAAAGAATTGATCTGACCGGTTGTTGTAACAAACGGCTGCAACAGATCGTTCATTTGTTGCTGGTATTCTGTTCTAAGAGTGATCGTGTAAGTTGTGTTTACATAAACAGGGATGGGAGCGTTGTAAGTATTGTAGATTATTTGGTTGTTTTCTTTTACCTTTCCTGTTTGTTGTTTGTTTTTTGAATTTCTTGTTCTTATTGAATTTTGAAAATTCTGTGTTTTATCTTGATTTATATTGGAACCAACAGGTGTTGCTCCTCCTTTGTAATCTTTTTGTTCATAAAGGTGAGCTTGGAATGATCCTTTGAAGGAAGTATCTTTCGTCATAGAATCTCTATTGATTGTCACCAAAGGAAGAATTAATTTTCCAACTTTGTCTCTGATTCTTTTATCGTTTTTTATCTGCCAAGTTCTTTCAGAACCTAACCACAACACTGGTACTTTGAACATACCTCTGTTTGTTGTTGTATGAAGATCTAAATCACCATCCAACCATTGATAAATGCTTGTATCGATAGTCTCGATCTTGGAAGCTTGAAACTTTATATTTTCTGTTGTCATTGGTTACTCCGCGTTAAATACACCATCTCTAGCTCTTATACAATCAGCTGTTATCTCAAATTGAGTATCTGCTTGTCCGAACAAGTGTTTTGGTTCATTGGTTTTCACAATTTCATAAAAGATCGACCCGTATCTTACAAAATCACCTTCTCTAACAAACAAGTTTTGATCTTCTGTCAGTCTTCTTTTGTGAAACATAACTTTCAAACTGGTCTTCTTATCTAATCCTATGTTGTCAATAACGTTGGTTTCAACACCACCATATTCAACTCTTGCAAAAACTCTCACAGGAGGGAGAAAAGTCTTTTCTATTGCTTCTCCATAAAGAGGATGAAAATTGGTATGATCAATGTCAATTGGGAAATACAATATTTGTTGCCCAACAACTCTTTCGATTACTTCATCATTAACTTGTTTTACAAGATTCTTCTCTTTCTCTCCAAGAAACATTGGAGGAGGCGGAGCATCTAGTTTTTCCCATTTATCATCTGACATTTATTTATCCTACGAATATTCCAAGAGGTGAATTTTTGACAATAGCGTTCTGATTATCAACCATATTCTTATCTGTTTCAATAAGCTTGTTGTATGTCGTTTCATCAAGAAGTTTTCTTAATTCTTCCTTAAGAGCATCTTGTTCAGCTTTTGCTTGTCCTAATAGATCTGAAGCATTTAGCGTTATGTTATCTCCGGGTATTGGAATACTTCCTCCAAACTTACCTCTTATTTGACCAAGGGTCTCTTTTGACAGTGCCAAGGAGAAACGCCTTATCCACTGCTTACCCATTGAGTTGATGGACTCATAAGGTATGTTTTGGAACGGCAACGTGTTAACGTTGTTTACACCATTTTGTCCCGAGTCCACATCATCTGTGAAAGGCGAAGAAGACCCATCGATTGTGAATCGAAACCAGAACTTTTCTGGAGACACAGTTGATGGTGAAGGGTATAGTCTTAATTTATTATCAATAATTTCGTACGAATAGTGAGAAGTTCTTGTATAGAGGTGATCTTCATAAGATATTGCCTGCATTTTGTTTTGCCATGACGGAATAACTTGAAAAGAAGAATCATCTGCGTATTGTCCATAGTTGCTCATGTTTCCAACAACATTTAATCCACCATAATATCCATAAAATCTCCACATTTGTTGAGGTGAGATGTAGAACATCTTTCTTATCTTAATTCTTTTGTTTCCAACAGAACCTGAAAATGGTGATCCTGAATCTAATGAAGCGGAATATACTATATCTTGCAAATCATAGTCTTGTTTTTCGGATACACTGTCAAAAGAAGCACTATAGATGGGCTCTGTTCCACCAACTCCTGCTTCCGTGGCAAACTTATCACCCATCTTGAAAGCATAATCAAATGTAAACTTTGGATACTTAAGTGAAGCACCATCTGCACCTGAGCCACTTACTTCTCCTAAATGATCAAACGAAGCTGTTGGAGAACCTAAAGCAGAGCCTAAAGAGTTCTTAGCTTGATGTTGATTAACTATATAAGAGTATTCTAATACGGCTTCTTCATAATTTGCATAGACATTCTTCTCTGTTAGTTCAATATCTAATACATCACCACCAAGACGCTTGTAAGTAAATTTAACTTGCTTTACTGCTCCTGATAGAAACTCTTCAGAAGAGTTGTATACGCCCATTGGACACGCATCGGCAACATTTGATCTAGTTCCGGTAACTGGTAATATAATTGCTGATTGTGTTGATGTTGGTGTTAAGGTTGGTAATGACATGCACGAATCCTCCGTTCCAAGTAACTAGTTTTTACAAAAAGAAAAGCCCCAAGCAATTGGAGAGAGCAAGGGGCGAGAGCGGAGGACTAACAACGTATGTTAATTATTACTAACTAAATAGTTTATTCCTCTTTTGAAATCTCTTTTTTCTTTGGAGTTTTTGTCTTTTTCTTTACAGTTGCTTTTTTCTTTGCAGTTTTACGCTTGGCTTCAGCTTCGGATTTACGCTTGGCTTCTTCAACCTTGCGTTTTGCCTCGGCTTCTGCTTTTTGTTTTGCTTCCAATGCTTCACGCTCTTTGCGTTCTGCTTCTTCTGCTTTTTGCTTTGCTTCTTCTTCTGCAAGGCGAATTGCTTCGCGTCTATCAATTTCGACTTGGACTTCTTTTTGAATTCCATAACGACGAGCCATCTCGGGTGATGGAATTTCACCCAAGATACTCATTCTTTTAAGAATCGTTCTAAGTCTTTTATCTTTTTTACTCATCGGTTACCTCGGATTATGAACCAGCAATATCAGCAGAAGCAACAGCAAATCCTAAAATATACCAACCTTCGCCGTCACACACAATCTCAAACTGTGCACCAGGATCAGCTCCGTTGGCAATAGTGACTACGTCATGAGCAATCAAATCAGCAGCATCATCTAAATTAATTCCTTTAATAGCTGTTGTTCCATCAGCAGCATCAGAATTGCAAACGATTGTTCCACCAGCAGCAGCTGCACCAGTTTTGATAACTTTACACCACC